ATATTTATATGCTATGAAAACTTTAATTAGAAAACTATTAAAAGAACAAGAAGAAATAATAACTCTTCCACCATTTGAATATTTCGAATACGATTGGAACCTGGTATTGGAATTATCTGAAGGAAAACCATTTAAAATCTTGGTTAATGTTGATTTAAGTAATAATCAAAAAATAACAACTCTTGGCAATTGTTATGCTGTTGGTGGTCATTTGTATTTAAATTGGTGCCAAAATCTCGAATCACTTGGAAATTTAACCAAAGTTGGTGGTTGGTTGAATTTAGAAAATTGTGCAAATCTCGAATCACTTGGAAATTTAACCGAAGTTGGTAATCATTTGGATTTATATTGGTGTAAAAATCTCCAATCACTTGGAAATTTAACAGAAGTTGGTGGTGATTTGAATTTAAGATATTGTACAAATCTACAATCACTTGGAAATTTAACTGAAGTTGGTGGTTGGTTGGATTTAAAAAATTGTACAAATCTACAATCACTTGGAAATTTAACTGAAGTTGGTGGTAATTTGTATTTAGCAAAAACACCAATAGCTGATACAATGACAGAAGATGAAATAAGACAACAAGTTAATGTTCGTGGTAATATTTATTTAAGATGAAAAACATAATTAAAAAAATATATTGTGATAATAATTCATGTGTAATTAGATATTATAGTAATGAAAAAGAATTATCTATAGGTTTAATAAGAGTTAAATATGTTAAGAAAAAAGGTAAAATGATTGATGATACAATAATTATTGTTCAAACAAATATTAATAATATATTGAAATATTATAAAAGTGCTTTAGATATTAAAAACGAAGCTGTTAAATTGATAAAAAAAACAATAAAAAACCCCATATAAATAAATTATATGGGGTTTTAATTGAAATTTACAAGAAATCCTACAAATCTTTAGTGGTTTGGTGGTTCATACTATTGGATGTTTAAGTGTTGATAAAATTGCAACTTTATCTTTGTTTTTCAAAACATAGATAAATCTATCTTTTTTAGGTATTTCAATTCTTGAATAATTGGGGTCAATTGTTTTAAGAACATATGGATTTGTAGTACCAAATTTCAAACAAGCTGTTCTCGGATGATACAATTCGCCAAATATTTTATGCGTGTAACTTTTAACAAGTCGAATATCATTACCTTGGTAAAACCACTTACATCTTTTAAGCAGGTTTTTTAAAGAAATTTCAGAATTTTCAGTATAAGTTATTAGAACTTTAACTTCAGTATTTTTTTTAAGCCAATTAAAAGTTGAATTAATAAAAAAATCTTTAGTTTTTGCTGAAATCCCATTAATAACCCACAACCTTTTTAATTCCAAAACTTCATGGTTTTCAAGAACATCCGAAATTGATTGTGAAGTTAATCTACCAACTGGGGAACCATAAACAATTACTCCAACAATTTTATCATTGCTAAACAAGCCAAAAGCATGTTTGCAAGTAAATTGTGTGTTGATGTGGTGGTTTTTTACAATAAGTTCTTTTGCAATGTTTGCACCAATAGTGTCTACTTTGTATTTCATATGTTATTTTTTAGAGTTGTTTAAATGTGAATTGATTGTTATCGTATACCAGGTATTTTTTATATTCTAATCCATCAATAAAATAATACCTACCATTAGTATTTGCATTTTTGATGTCATGATATTCCATATCAGTATGACCAACAATTTGAATTATTTTATCTTTTAATGTTGATTCATTGGATTTCATTAAAGATTTTGGGCGAATCCAAATTGGTGTTTGGTATAAATCGTCACCATAGAAATCTAAACCATCAAAATTAAAAACATTAGGTTTAAAAATGAAATAGTCATTAATAGTTTCAATAAGTTTTGGAATATCGTTAATTAAAGTTTCATCTTTCAAGTGTTTCATAATCCAATAATAAGAGATTCCAGCATGTGAACATACAATATCATCAATTTGGTAGCACATTTTAAAATGTTCTAAATTATTTACCAAACATTCTTGAATTTGAAATGAAAATTGTGCTTGATATCCTGAGTACCGATTATACCCTTGGAATGTTGGTAAATAATGGTAATCATGATTTCCAAACAGCAAAGTTATATCTATATTTGAATTTTTCTTATAGTCTATGATATTGTTGAAGTTTTCGATTTGATAATTACCCGTAATATCGAAAGAATCAAAATAGTCCCCAACAAATATTACTTTATCTGGCTTTTCATGATTAATAATATCATTCCAGATTGTTCTACCGTGGATATCACCAATGAATAATGTTTTCATGATGCAAATATACAAAAAATAATAAGAAAAAAAATTTTTTTTTAAAAATATTTTCTTATTATTATAAATAATGAAGCATAACATATTATACACAATCAATTATTTGTTGGTAACAACTGATGTACCATCAGATGTTAGTTCAAATTTAGTAGTCCATGTACCAACAAAAAAAATCATCCCGATTCATGAAACAACTTCTATTGAGTCTGATAAAGACTACAAAAAGATTATTGCGCATTTGCCACTTAATCAGTCAACAAAATTAAAAAATATTCCATTATTACCCAAATTACCTGAAGAATTATCATTACCAATTTCACCAGATTCAATTCTTATAGATAATATGTGTCTTAGATATAGACATGATTTTGGACTGTTGGATGACATTGAAAAAAATGGTATTAGAATAATTATGAAACAACTATATGAAGAGGTTGTTTATCATTTTAGAAAAAAAGATGATATTAAAGTTTATATTTGGCCTAAATCATTTGTTTCTGAAGAAGTAACAATGCCAAATTTTGGAAAAATGATTATGGAAAAAGTACCAAAAATTGAGACAAATTCTTTAGGTGATATAATTTGGGTTGGTCAATATTTGTTTAATTGAAAAACTTTTCATAATTTTGCATCATGAATTGGAAAAAATATTTAAAATTTTTTGCAACACTTATTATAATAGTATTTTTAACAATGCTCTTTAATTATGTTGCCGATTATTACTTCTCAAGACCAACAAATGGTCTAATTTTAACCGTTATTGCATTATTTTTTCTTGCAACATACGGGGCATTGTTTATATACTTCTTATTTAAAGCTTTTGAAAAATTAAAAAACTAAAAAAACAAATATGATAACACTAATTTTATTAACTCTGGTAATCGCCATTGGTGCGGTTGGAATTTTCAAATCAACAAGTATTAATCCGATTGAAAAAAAAGCTAAACATCTTTTTTTATGGGGACTTTTCATTATTGTTGGAATCATTGTCTCATTAATTCAACCATTTTCGACTGAAAGAATTGACGCAGGTAACGTTGGTATAAAAACCAAATTAATGGGTAAAGACAGGGGTGTTAGTAAATACGAATATGTTACTGGATATGTATTTTACAATGATTGGTTTGAAACTATTAATGAATTTCCAACATTTCAACAGCATATTGATTATGAAGAAAATATTGTAATTACTAAAGGTGGTTTTCAAACAACAATTAAACCGAGTTTTAATTATTCTTTGGTACCAGGACAAGTAGGAGATATGTTTGTATCTCTTCGTAGACCACTAAACCGAATTGAGCAAGAATGGCTTAAAACTGCGATAATTGGGGCTGTAAATGACGTTGCAAATGTTTGGTCTGTTGATGACATTTTTAATAATCGTGAAAAATTTGAACAAGATATTATTTTCGAGGCTCAAAAACGTACAGCTAAATGGTTTATCTTGAGTCAACTCAGAACGAATATTGTCCCACCTAAAGCACTTCTTGCATCAATTGAGGCTAAAACTAAGGCTATTCAAGAAGTTCAAGTTGCAGAAAATCAGAAGAAAGTTGCAGAAGCTGAAGCAGCAAGGAAAATTGCTGTAGCCAAAGGGGATTCCGCACAAGCGGTTATTAAAGCTGCAGGTGAAGCTGTTGCAATTAAAACTAAACAACGAGAAATTACGCAACAATATATTGATTACATTAAATGGTCACAGTGGGATGGTAAGCTCCCAACAACAATGTTGGGTAACGGACAAAACATTCTTTTTGGTGTAAATAGAGATTAAGAAATTTTATAAAATTTGAAAAAGTGGTCATTTTGACCACTTTTTTTTTTGACTATTTAAAAAAAAATAACTATACTTTAATAGTTAAAAAAAATGAAAACTATTATAATAATTTTCTCAATTTTAATTTCAGTACCTGTAAATGGTATTTATAACCATTTTGGTAATGACGTTAAAATTTCAAATACTAAATATGAACATATCATTCCAGAGCCAAATAAATTCAGTATGAATGCTGAAGTTATTGGTCAATCTAAAAAAATTAAAATTGGTGACACTATTTTCATTAGATGAAATATATTTTGATAATGCTTTTTTTAATATCTTGTAAGCAAGATATTAAGTATTTAGAGCGGGAAAAAACTTATAGGTTTGGTAATCAAACTGTTTATAAGATAAACATTGATAGTTGTGAGTGGTATTTAACAGAACAAAGTGATTTAGAGCATAGTCCTCGATGTAAAAATTGTAAAAATAATAAAACACATTATGAATAAAGAAACAAAATTTAAAGTTGGCAACAAAGCCTTTAAACCTAAAGGGTATAAATTTCCATGTACAATTGTCTCAGTTTTTGAAACTGTGAATGGAAACATTAGAGTTGTTGCTGAGATGGATGAATATGGTTTATTACATATTTTTAATGAGGACCAATTAGAACATGCAGAAAACCATAACAGCTGAATTATTAGAAAGCCTTAAAACAATTGAGGATATTTATTGTTCAACTAATGATTCAAATTCTCAATTTGGTAAATTGATAATTTATTTAATGAAAAATAAAATTCGAGAACTTTCTGAAAAAGAAAAATTAAATATTATTAATTCTTTTTTTGAGGGTATGCTTTGTTCAAATTTTGACCCAAATATGGGAAGGGCTCAACAATATTTTAATTCGGAATATGAATCTAATTGAATTTAAAACCTGGATTGATAATTTACCTGAAGAAATTTTGAATTATTCTATGGTATTAACACAAATAGAAAATGTTAATAATGAATATACTTTCAAATTAGACTTACCAATAACAGAATTCAATATCGATTATTCAGATAAACAAATTTATTTTAAGATTTCACAAAAAATTATCTCTTAAAAAAGTATTGAATTTGATTATATAATTTTTTTAAACAAATGGAAAATTTAAATTATTTTTTAAAAGCCTTAGAAGATAAACTCACCTCAAAAAGTTTCAACTTAACAATTAATCAATGTAATGACCTTATTGATAAAACATACTTGAATTATTTATCAATAATAGGTAATGATAAATTTGAGTATGGAAATTCTGAAAATAATAAAATATTGCCAATGTCGCCAATTAATCCTGAACACTATCGAACAGGTAGTATTGAAGTAATTGATATGATGATACTTTGTTTTGGTAAAGATAATGTAAAAACTTTTTGTGAGATTAATGCTTTTAAATATAGAATGAGAGCTGGTAAAAAAGAAAATTCAAGTATTATGGAAGATATTAATAAAGCAATTTGGTTTGAAAGTTTATGGAGAACCCTTTGAATTTTAAAAAATGTGTTATATCTTTGCGACATGATAACCGAAAAAGGTAATGTTGCCAAAGAAATCTTGCGTCAACTTGGTGGAAACAGATTCATCACTATGACTGGGGCAAAATGCGGATACGATGGAAACACTTTAATTGTAAAATTCAAAGGGTGCTCAAAAATTAATATTATGCAAGTTAAATTGAATAGTATGGATACATATGATATTAAATTTTTGAACTTGCGAGGTACAAACCTTAAAATGGTTAAAGAATATAACGGTATATATAATGATATGCTTGTAGATATTTTTGAAAGTACAACTGGTGTTTATACGTCACTATAATTCTATGAAATATTATCCACCAATAAATTTAAAACCTGAAACAGATTTGGAATTGCCTATGTATTTTGAAAACTCTGGAGTAACTTTTGTTGTTGTAGAAATTTCAGAATATAATAATCCAATCGGTCATATGATTCTTGATAATGGTTCAATTTTTTTGGACAGAATTATTACTTTCCCGTTAGATTATGAATCTAAAAAGATTTCATATGAAGTTTTTAAATCAAGATGGTTAACAAGTTTATCTAAAATATTAAACAAATTGCCAAAGTAAATTAAAAGAATAAATGCTAAATTATTATGAGTAATGATTTAAATCAAATTCAAGAAAAAATACTTGATGAATACGGTGTTTGGATATACACTTATCCTATTCAACCTTTTACAAAAGAATATGAAGATATTAAAATAACTTGGGTTGTTAAAGCTGTAAAGATATCTCACCCCAGGTATGATAAATATATTGGTGAAACATATGATAATCCAAAAAAAGCTTTAGCAACAGGTATTAATATATTTTTGAACAGTATTGATTAAAAGGTAAAAAAATATTACTTTTGTATCTAAATAAAACTAAACATGAACTCAACAAATTTTTTTAACGACTTGCACGATATCCGTTGTAATCAACAATATGATGGACTTCCATATAGCTTTCATCTTAATGCTGTCAGGAAACAATTTACTAAATATCAATATTTAATTACTAATCTTCCACATGAATATCTTGAAAGATTTGGAAATACTTTTGAAATTTCTATTGCTATAGATGGCCATGATTCAATTGAAGATGGTCGTTTAACCTATAATGACTTAAAAGATAGGTTTAGCGTTAGGGTTGCTGAAATGATTTATCTTTGTACAGAAGATAAAGGTCGAACACGCAATGACCGAAAGTCTGATAAGTGGTATGAAGAGTTAAAACAAAATAAATGTGCGGTATTTGTTAAACTTTGTGATATTATGGCGAATTCTAAATATTCATTATTAATGAATTCAACAATGTTTGAGAAGTATAAAAGTGAATATTTTGCAAAAGTTAAACCGCATCTTTATTGTGAAGAATTTTCGGTAATGTTTGAGGATTTGGAAAAAATTTTTAATTGTTAAAACTATGAAAAAAATATATTTAGATGATGTAAGAACCCCAATTGAAAACGATTGGGTTGTTGTTAGGAGTTATGATGAATTTGTAAATACAATTTCAGAGATTGGACTCGATAATATCGATTTGATATCTCTTGACCATGACCTTGGAGATACAGCAATGCACGAATGGTATACAAATGTTGTTAACAATTATACTATTAATTATGATAACATAAAAGAAAAAACTGGTATGGACTGTGCAAAGTGGCTTGTTGAACAATGGTTGGATGGTAAAAAAGTATGTGCAGTTAAAGTACATTCTGCAAATGCTGTTGGTTCAGCAAATATTATGGGGTATATTAATAACTATAAACACTTACATAAGTATGCACAAGATTGTGTTAGATGGTATGTTGAGCACATTGTTATTTAAGTAAAAAAATATGTCATTAAAAGAACAAATTCAGAAAGATTTTCTTGTCGCCATGAAAACTAAAAATGATAATGCGAAATCTGCATTAAGTGGATTAAAGGCGGCAATTACTTTAGCTGAAAAAGTTGATGGTGTTGAAAATTTAACAGACGATGGTGTTACCAAAGTTTTGATTAAAGCTATTAAGCAAAGAGAAGAATCTTTGGAGATATATCAAAAAGCTGGTAGAGAAGACTTGTATACTAAAGAGGCAAATGAAGCTGCAGTATTGCGTAATTATTTACCTAAACAAATGGCAACTCAAGAAATTAGAGAGGCTCTTATTGAAATTTTTGAACATTTTAAACAAACAACAACAAATATTTCAGCATTGCAAGGTAAATCAATTGGTGAATTTAATAAAAAGTATAATGGTCGTGCAAACCTCAATGAAGTTAAAGAGATTTTAAATGAATTAATTAAATGAAATACGATAGTACAGCTGAAACTTTAAAACACATTAAACAAGTTAATGATTTTTTAATTAATTTTTCAATTGAACTTTTGAAAAGAGCTCAAAAACATGATTTATCAAAATTAGAATCTCCTGAAAAAGAACTTTTTGATGAGATGACTCCAATACTTGAAAATTTGGAATACGGTTCAGTAGAATATTATAAATCTCTTGAAAAATTAAAGCCAGCATTAGACCATCATTATGACAATAATTCACACCATCCTCAATATTATCCGAATGGTGTTAATGATATGACATTAATTGATTTAATCGAAATGTTTTGTGATTGGAAAGCTGCAGTTCTAAGAACTAAAAATGGGGATATTGAAAAATCTATTCAAATTAATGCAAACCGATTTGATTTATCAAATCAATTAACAGAAATTTTCACTAATACTTTAAAAAATAATTAATGGAATCAAATTTAAATTTTTATGTAAAGCCTTTTAGATTAATGTCCCATGGCAATTGGGTTTTTGATGGGGCTGAAAATTTTGTTTTTCAATTTGAGGATGAAAATTATGAAAATATTTGGCCTCAAATTATTGAAATTTTAAACTCGGAAAATAATACTAAAATTCATGGACTAAATCTTAAAATTAGTGAATCCTCACCGATTTGGATTGATAATGATGATAAATTATTTATTACAATTAGAGGCTGGGGTAATCTTACAGGAATTGGTGGACATAATCTGGACTCTGAGGTTGCTATAAAGATACAAGATGATTTTGCAAATTGGTTAATTAGTAAATTAAGTTGATGAGAAGTTATTTAATTTTAATATTCGGAATATTAGCACATCTAATTTTGAGTGTCGGTATTCCATATCTAATTCAATTTAAGCTTGGATTTTTAGGGGCTAACTTTGTAACACTTAAAGATATTTTAGGATTATGGTTGGGTTCACAAATATTTTCAGCAATAATTATTATTTTAATTTTATCAAAAATTTTGAAATAATTTGAATTATAACGTAATCAATATATATTTATAATATATATTGATATTATGATAAAATTTATACTAACAGAAAATGATAAATTAGAAATTAAAAAACTTTATGGTTTAATTAATGAAGAGTCTGAAAATGCTACTCAAAGTGGTAGAAAAAAAATATCTTTAGGCCAATTTTTTAATTCTGGTAAATATCTAATTAAAGATTTAACACAATTTAATGGGGCAATACAAGAAATTGACGCATTTTTAAAAAAATTCCCCAAAAATCAAAAAATTAAAATTCAAGTTCAAGCTGGAGAATCTCAAGTACCAAATAGAGATGGTGAAGTTCAAGGTGCACCACAACTTGCACAAGGGGCCTTAGCACAAAAAAGAATGGATTCAGTATATAAGATTATCAAAGAAAAATTTGGTAATCTTCCAAATGTTAGCATTGAAGTTTCAAAACCAACTATTGGTCAAACTCCTTATGATAGAAATAAGGCATTAAAAGACCCTAATTATAAAGATAGTCAGGAGTTTAAAAATGAACAATTTGTTAATGTAGTTTTAGTAGCTATTGGTGCAAACACAACTCAGCAAACTGAAAATAAATGTGGAGCTTATACATTTTATTTCGGTAATATTACTTTCAGAACTTCTAATAAAGAAGACGCTAAAAAGTTTTTAAATATGTTACATGATGGGAATGAAAATGGTAATTTAATGCCTAATTGTAATAACTATATTGGTGAAATATATCAGATGAAGAAAAAAGAACCAACAATTGTTAATAATACATATACACATTTTAAAAATGTTGGTGGGCATTTCAATACTGTAAATATGCTAATTTACCCTTCAGAAAAAATTGCAAAAGAAACGCCAAATGCGCCTGGATTAAAATTGATAAATCCAACAGATTATGGTATGACTATCGTATAATAATTGAATTTATGAGGATTGCTGAAGAGATATTTAGAATAAAGCAAATGATGCTTTTATCGGAGTCTAATGTTATTACTGAAGCTTCTAAAATAGACATATTAGTAAATAAAGTTGGTTTAACTCAGCGTAATGCAGAATTAATTGAAAGAATTTGTGGAAAGCTTTCAGTATTTATTGTAAATAAACTTTATAAAGAACTTGAGCGAGATTATAGATTAGTACATACTAATTCAGTAATAAGTAATGATGAAGTTCAAGAGTTTGTAAAAAAATCTTTAAATACTTCGACTATCCGAGAATTAAATAATTTTTCATCAATTATGGATTATATCCGTGTTGGTCTAAATGGTAATATTTCAACACTTAAAGATTTAAAATATTTTGAAATATATGATTTATCTAAAAAATGGCATGATAGTTTAGAAATTGGTGAGGGTAAAATAAATTACATTGAACCTAAAGAAAACACAATAATTTTAGATTTCAGAGATGATAACGGTATTGGTTATTATTGGGTTGATTTGAATACTAAAAAATCTGATGAAGAATGTGAAAGAATGGGCCATTGCGGTACAAGTTCAGTTGGTTATATATATTCATTAAGAAGTACAACAAGGATTAATGAAAAATTTACAATTAATAAAAGTCATGTAACAGCAGCAATTGGTACAAATGGACTTATTTACCAAATGAAAGGCCCAAAAAATTCAAAGCCTAAACAAATTTACCATAAATATATTTTAGATTTATTTTATTTAATTATTGATAATGAATATTTTATTCAAGGTTTTGGTGTTGAATATGAAAGTGAAAATGATTTTAAAATAACTGATTTACCAAATGATGTTATAATTGAATTATATAATAATAGACCAGATTTATTTAAAAATTTTACACTAAAATTAAAATTATATAATTTAAAAGTTATAGATAAAAATGATTTTGACCATAATTTTATTTTAGATTTAGAACCTAATGATATTTCTGTATATGTTGATGGTGACTATGTTGTAAATAGATATAATAAAACGTATACAACAGATTCTGGTAAAACTTATAAAGAAGAATTTAAAATTGGTTTGTTTCAATCTATATTGTCTGGCGAAATGTACTATGACTACGGATTTGAAAATTCTGATTGGAAACATATTTTAGATTACTATGTAAACTCAATAAATGAACAACGAATTCGAAGTTTAATTAGAGGTCGAGCAGTTCCTGATAGTTTAACTGATGAAGAATTTGATAATGAATCAACCACAGTATTAATTGAAGAATTTGATTTAGATGATGAAATTATTAATTGTATTCTTTGGTCTATGAATGATGCTGAAGAATCAGAATATTTTAGTTACAAGTATAATGAATTAAAAAAATGTTTAGAATTTTATGGAAATGTAATCGAGATGAATGATACAGGTGTTAAGATTGATGTGGATTTTATTGATTTAGTTAATAGTATTGATGAAAAATATATTGATGAATATCTTGAAAATTGTAATCAAGATTTAAAATGTACTTTAGGTGAAATTGTTTATTATGGAGATTTTGATAAACCTAAATTTGAAATAAGTGAATATTACTCACCGTCAGTTAAAAAATCTGATTATAACGATATACTTGATTCTAAATTAGATGATATTACAAATTATTGAAATATTTTTCAATAATTATTTTTGATTCGGTTGAAATTTCTTGATTATCAAAATCTCTTAAAATTATATCCAGCTCATTATCTGTAGCTTTTAAACAAATTTCATCTAAATGATTTTCAGAGATTTTAAAAAATTCTCTAACATCTTCAAAAAACATATTTACAAGTTGATTCATATTTTATGCGATAGATTGTTTAATATTATTTTTAATAAGTTCAATTAATTTATCAATACATGCTGACTCAGCATCATCTTGAGTTTTATATTCACCGTTATCACCGTACATCATTGTTCCACTATACCTTGGAAAATTTTTGGAGTCCATTATTCTTTTTTCATTATCAAAAGGCCATAAAATTCTCCAGTTTATATTCACACCATCAATGTAAAACTCTGGGTGTAGGTCTTTGTAAAGTCCATGAATTTCTTCAAACCATCTAAAAACAGCAGATTTAAGTGGTGCTGATATTTTTGGATTATTAGTTAGTTCAGGAGTTGGGAATGAGCTATTTTTATTCCCTGGATACCAATAATGGCTGGATATTTGTAATCCATCTGTATCATAATACGCGATACAATCCTCATCAAACCCCAATTCTTTTAAAGCAACAGATTGTTCATATGTACAAAAATCTTTAATCATATATCTAATATTTTTTTTATCCTAAACTATCAAATACCATAAATTTCCTTACCAACATGTATGTTTGCCTGAATTTCACGATAAGTAAGTTTTGTTGCTATTGGCGTATTAGCTATACTAAGCCAACCACCAACTTCAGTTAAATTTCCAAGGGATTGAAGATTAATACAATCATCTAATTCTAACCAACCACCAACTTTGGTTAAATTTCCAAGTGATTGGAGATTTTTGCTCCCAAATAAATTCAAATGACCACCAACTTCAGTTAAATTTCCAAGAGATTGAAGAAATAAGCATTCAGCTAAATTCAAGTTATCACCAACTTCAGTTAACTTTCCAAGTGATTGGAGATTTGTACAATATCTTAAATTTAAATTACCTCCAACTTCTGTTAAATTTCCAAGTGATTGGAGATTTGTACAATTTTCTAAATACAAATTACCACCAACAGCATAACAATTGCCAAGAGTTGTTATTTCTTGATTATGGTCTAAAAAAACATCACCCAAAATTTTAAATGGTTTACCTTCAGACACTTCCAATACCAGATTCCAATCATTATCAAAATGTATAATAGGTGGAAGTGTTATTATTTCTTCTTGTTCTTTTAATAGTTTTCGGATTAAAGTTTTCATTTAATATAAATATCATTACCAACATTAACTTGTTGTCTTATTTCATCTTCAGTCATGGTATCAGCTATTGGTGTTTTTGCTAAATTCAAATAACCGCCAACTTCGCTTAAATTTCCAAGGGATTGGAGATTTATACAATATCTTAAATTCAAATCACCACCAACTTCTGTTAAATTTCCAAGTGATTGGAGATTTTTAGACCAATATAAATACAAATCACCACCAACTTCAGTTAAATTTCCAAGTGATTGTAGATTTGTACTTCTTAAATCCAAATAATAACCAACTTTGGTTAAATTTCCAAATGATTCAAGATTTGTATGTCTTAAATCCAACCAACCACCAACTTCTGTTAAATTTCCAAGTGATTGGAGATTTGTACAATTATATAAATCCAAAAAACCACCAACAGCATAACAATTGCCAAGAGTTGTTATTTCTTGGTTATTAATTAAATCAACATCACCCAAAATTTTAAATGGTTTTCCTTCAGATAATTCCAATACCAGGTTCCAATCATTATCAAAATAATGAAATGGTGGAAGTGTTATTATTTCTTCTTGTTCTTGCAATATTTTTCTGATTAAAGTTTTCATTTAATATAAATATCATTACCAACATTAACTTGTTGTCTTATTTCATCTTCTGTCATTGTCTGTACTATTTGTGTATTTCTTAAATCCAAATCATCACCAACTTCGGTTAAATTTCCAAGTGATTCGAGATTTGCACAATTTTTTAAATTCAACCAACCACCAACTTTGGTTAAATTTCCAAGTGATTGGAGATTTTTGCAATCATATAAATTCAACCAACCACCAACTTCAGTTAAATTTCCAAGTGATTGGAAATTTGTACAATTTTCTAAATCCAAACTATCACCAACTTCAGTTAAATTTCCAAGTGATTCAAGATTTTTGCAATAATATAAACTTAAAACACCACCAACTTCAGTTAAAATTCCAAGTGATTGGATATTTGTCTTTCTCAAATCCAAATCACCACCAACCTTGGTTAAATTTCCAAGTGATTCGAGATTTGTACAATATCTTAAATTCAAATCACCACCAACTTCGGTTAAATTTCCAAGGGATTGGATATTTTTGCACCCAAATAAATACAAATTACCACCAACAGCATAACAATTGCCAAGAGTT